CTTTACCTGTCTCCACTCCATTATTGCAGCCTACCACAACTACTAATAAAAAAGCTGTAAAAAAGTATAGTGTTCTCTTTGACCAAAGTATAAACAGTTCAAATGTTTTCTTTGCTTCTATCTCTGCTGATTCCCTTGGTGTCACTTGTAGTACCTATTCCATATGATCATCACAACTATCCAAAGAATTATGGTCATACCTAAATGTATCTGTGTCATGTCAGTCATCTGTTATCCCCACTTCCTTGTATAGTTCCTCGTTCTTGTCTACTCTTTAACTTAGCTAGGTTATTCAACGCTACCTCTGCCATGTCTATCTCTAGGTCACGACACAGTGCAGCAATGTACCATAGCACATCACCAATCTCTGCAGCTATAGCATCCTTGTTGAACGTACCATCACGCAACATCTTCTTGACCTTGCCTTGTACTTCACCTGCTTCATTACCCAAGCCCAACGCAGGGTAGATGATAGGGTCAGTATAGATAGCAGTCTTCACTGCTTCCTTTTGGTAATACCCCATGTCCATGATGGGTGACTGCATGTCTGCGAAATGGTCTATGTCTTCCTGTGTTATCATTGTCTCTCCTTAACCATTAGGTTCTGTATTTTAATATCGTCTATGTCATGCATAATATTATTTATTAAATCATGTACATCCTCTACGTGACTTTCTTGATGTGAAGATAAAAAGTTATTGTCTTCATCTACCTCCATCACGTATGTAACACTAAACTTGCGTTTCATTTGTGCTTCTCTTTGTATACCTCAATAAGTTTGTTTAGATACCACTGTGCCTTTTGTAAATCTTCTAGGCCACCCTTGTAGTCATACCTCCATACGTACTTCAGTATGTTACCTTGTAGGTATCCTTCTTTGTTGTGGTTAGTTGCAGCAAGGATAGCGTCAATACATTCTATACCTGCTTGGTTATAATGCGGTGGATGGTTTACCAAATCTTTTTCCATTTCATCAAAGTCCTTAAACATATCCTCTACATCAAAGTCTATTTCAAACTCTTCTTCTTTACTCATGCTTCACCTAACGTCTTTGTCCACTTGGTTAACTTGATTACATTACCATCAGTTTCATAATCCATATCCTTTGAAAGATCAAGTTCTGATTCAGCATACTGTGTAGGAAACATTTCTTTTATTAGTTCTACTCTGGCTTCATCATAGTAATCGAATAGTTCTGGATAATCGTCCAATACATTAGTAGTTGCTGCCATAGTTAAAGCTAAATCCATAGCTGCTCTCATAGCTATAGGGTGATGGCTTTCACCAAACACTAAGCCTGTCTTTAGAGATCCATTCCATTCACCTTTTTCATCTACTTCAGGTTTTATTACTATAGCAACTTCACCATCTTCTATTTCGTGACCCATTAGGATCTCCTTTTAACTACGACACGCTGCTCTTCCATGCGCTTGCCTTTTTCTATTAGCCATCCTTCAGGTATTACACGATGCGCCCACTTGAAGTTCTTCTGATCACACCAGTCACAATACCTAGACTTAGCTCCTTTATATAATCTTTGTTTAGCGTTGCTGAATACAAACCTGATGTCTAGCTTTGGATGCTGTCTCTGTATCTCTACGTGTTTGCGTCTATCTGCAGAACTAAATAATCCTTTTGTTTCTATTATGATACCGTTGTCTAATTCAAAGTCAGGTGTGTATGTACGATAGCGTAAGTCTTCCCACTCTATCTTTATCTTCTCATACTCTACTGTCTTCTGTCTAGTCTTTAGAAACGTAGCAGCCTCTTGTTCAAGACCGCTACGGTATAACCTTTTGTTATGTCTACGTGGCAAGGCCATCACCTATTAAAACGTAGTCAACTTGTGGTGGGTTCTTAGCTTTAGATACCCTTGATGGTAGTGTCTTTAAACTATCCCAACACTTATGTTTGAAGCTACAAAATCTACAGGAGCTATTGAGTACCATGTTACCAGATGCTTTCTTGTAGAACGTTTCAGGCACAGGTTTAAAGCATCTCTCAAACGGTTCATCTTTTTCTATATAGTTTACCGTTTCCTGGATATCTTCTATCACCTTATCAGAGTCAACCTCCGAAGCACTGACATACTTAAACTCACCGTTGCCTTTGTTGACCACCCACCAACCGCCTACTTCCTTTCCTGCAGCCTTAGAATAACCTACTAATTGTGGTATATATCCGAAGCCATCACCCTTTTGTAATGCTTCGAATGAGTCAAACTTATTTGTGTATGACCAAGGTGATGCAGACTTAACATCATCTATCTTGCCATCCATTTCCATGTCGTACTCACCCTTGATCTCCTGTCCATCAGGTAACTTGAGTGTGACAGTATCATTGTCTTTGAACTCAGCACCTGCTGCACGTAGTAACCCTTTGAACACAGCTTCAACTAGATCACCTAGTATCATGTTCATCAGGAAGTGTGGAGGCAAAGGTATCTTATCTTCAGGATCGTTCTTCTCAAACCACAACTGGCACTTAGGTCTGCCTATGTTAGACATACGTAGTCTGAACTCATCACGTGGCGGTGAGTTAAACTGTTTGTCCAAGGCAGCTTTAACATCGGAGGCAACCAAGTCGGTCACCTCCTCTGTCATTGTAGCTTCACCCTTCATAGCCTTTTGCAAGAAGCTAAAGACTTGTAGTTCAGCAGGGTGGTTCATTACTCATCCACCTCCACGAAGTCATTGTTGAGGATCTCACCGACAAGTTCTGCATCACTATCTGTACCACCTTTGGCACGTTCATGGTGTAGATCTAGTATCTTACCGTTACTAAACTCAATAAGTTCTAAGAAGTCTTTGAGTGTGTCATTGTCATCACTGGCAAGTTCAACACTGTCACCTGTGTTTGCTTGTATCTTACCAAACTTAGCACCAGTAGGTATGCTATCTTCCACACCTTCTAGCTTGATGGTAGACATGATAGGTAACATGTTCTTCTTCTTGAAGTTACTCATCACACCATTGATACTCTTCAAACTGTCACGGTTCTTTACATCCATGACAAACGGCATACTTGCTGCAGCATCTACTGGCTCACCCTTTTCATTCATAGGGCTATCCAATGATACAGTACCGTAGTATACCACGACACGCTTGACTGAGCGCATCAGTTGCTTGGTTGCATCAGGTAGTGAGTTGAAGTCTTCGATGTAACCTGATGGTCTACCTAAGTTGAAGCCACCAATGCTATCCTTCAAGTCACCGTTGAGAGAGTTAGACATCACAGACTTCTCCATCTCTTCTGTCTCACTGTTCCATCTCTGCCATTGATTGCGTTGGGCAAAGACACGAACTGTAGCACCATTACTGTAGACTATATCATCCCCTGTCTTGAGGGTGAATGCACCTACTGGTACTACCTCTGTCTTTATCATCTTACCATTGAGATCCACCTCACCCATGATAGGTTGATGCAACATTCCTAAACGTGAGATCGAAGGCGTTGATGAATTAACAGGTGCAGATGATACACCCATCAGTTCAGCCATAGACTTTCCGCTTTCTGTTGCTACTGCTAGTTCATTACTCATTCTATATCCTTTTCTATAGAGTCAAAGAGATCTTAGTTATACACTAAACGTCAACTGTGTCAAGCCAATTATCCCCTATCTTTGCTTCTAAAAGCATTGGTACATTCATCTTTATTCCATATGTCTCCTCTATTATGTTGTTCAAATCCTGGTTCATAGTCCACACCATAGATAACACTAAGTCTTTCTCATCAGGATGGACATCAACCACCATAGAATCGTGTACAGTATTAACTAAACACGACTTCATATGTCGCAAACGTTCATGCATTTCATTCAGTACCACTGGCACTACATCACCAGTAGCAAAGCCTTGCACTGGGTAGTTCTTTATCATAGTGAAGTGCGTTGGCACACCACTGTGGCGTCTTGTCACATCAGGGAAAGCATACTGTCTGCCTGATATGTTTGTTATCTTTAGAAAGCGTAGTGCTTCATCAGCTAGGTTCTTGTGCCAGTTAGCTATGCCTCTGTACTTATCGTTGAAGTGTTTGTAGTACGTAGCTTCAGCTTTTGTACGTCCGTAACCGCTTGCCCCAAAGAGTGGCGCAAACGTGTGTTCTTTAGCTTCTTGACGTGATGTTGATTGCCCTGCATCAGTAATAACTTTTGCTGTGTAAGCATGTACATCGAAACCAGTTGCAATCTCTTGCATCGCTGTTTCATCCTGTGCCAAGAACGCTGCTGTCCTGAACTCAAGTTGTGCAAAGTCGGCCTCCATTATTAATCCATTGTTAAATCTTGATACGAATACTTTTTTTACTGGGAATGTACCTCCTCTTGGCATGTTTTGCATGTTGGGATTTCTTCCACTAAAACGTCCAGTGGCTGTAATACTTTGAGTAAGTCCAACGTGCAGGAAGGAGCTTCTCTTAGTGTAGCTCCGTATTCCGTTGACAAAAGAAGATAGATAACTGCTGATAGCATTATGACGTTTAAGATCAGATATGAAATCAATAGCCTCGTCCATTCTATTTTGTTTAGCAGTTGAAGAAAGTACATCTAACTCATCCTTTCCTGTGTTAAATCCATTAGCACTGACCCACTTCTTGCTTGGTGCAGTGAAGCGTAGCCCTGCTACTTGTTGTGTGTTCTTTAGTTTGTATCCTTGTGCATCACAATCTTTGCATTTATTAGGTCTAGCAAACTTTGTTCCATCTTTTTTAAGTCGGTATACTTTACCCTCTCCTTGGCAACTAGGGCAGGTGTATGCCGTAGTCCTGTAGATCGGTGAGGAGTTGGCTGCAACGGCATCCTTAAACTCTTCTTGTGTCTGTGTGAACTCGAAGAGATCAGCCCATTCCTTCTTGTCATGTACCCTTCTGCTGAAGAGGACTTGCGATTTCTGTTCAGGTGACCGAAGGTTGATCGGAGTGTCGCCCATAAGTTCCCTGACTTTCTTTTGCAGACGTGTTTCGATCTCCGCTTTCTCATACTCATACTCCTTTGCTACTCGCTCCAACTCTTGAAGATCGACTTTGAATCCTGCCATATAGATTTCTGTAAGGGTTTTACAGGTGTTGAAGGTAACACGTCTAACGGTATGGAGAGAGGCAGCATCGGGTTTGCTGTATTCTTTTTCTTGGGCATGGAACAACTCGCAAGTAGTAAGCAAATCATACTTGAGATAATCACAAAGCTCCTCATAAGGTATTTCATTTGTGTTCTTTCCTTCTTTAAAGTATTTCTTTAGTGTGTCTTGTTTCTTAAATGTTAACTGTCTACGTTCTGCACAAGCCTCAAGGCTCAGACCATTCCTCTGTCCACGATCAAGTATATATTCAGCAAGCATAGTGTCATAAATGTCACCGTCATACTTGAAGCCACACTCCCATAGCCACATCAAGTCGTGCTGTGCGTTGTGCATGATGAGCAGTTTGGTATTGTCTAGTGTCCACTGTATCTCTAGTCTTTCAAATCCTATATCATCTTTTGATTCGTTATGATCTAGTGTTCTGATAGAGAGTGTAGCTTTAGGATCATCAGCATTAAGATAACCTACCTGTACTAGATAATTGTCAGGTTCAAACGGATCTAGATGTAACTTACCATCACGCTTTGTTGTGGTGTTCTCTACATCTAGCACTAACCTCATAGCTTCACCTCATATCCTATGACTGCACCAACGCTATCAGGATAAACAGCAGGTGATACAAAGAAGTTATCATAGTTTATTCTGACATATGGTACAATCGTATCGTTATAACCTGTAACAAATGCTACTTCTATATGATCGTTTAGTTTTTTACCTAGATAAATAGATGTCCTGTACTCACTGTTGTAGTATGCACCTGCTATAATAGAACTCTCTGACTCATACCTGACATGAGGATGTATGTAGTTGAGGTCATAAGCCTCACCAAACAAATGATAACTGAACGCTAATGTAAACTCTATCATGCTGAGTACACAGATCTTGAACCGTCAAGCACACAAGTAATCTTACCTTGAAAGCCATTCAGTTTATTCTTTGCAATGTTTAAGTATCTGATTGGATCGTCCTCTTCTCCTTCTGCTTGTTGTGTCTTACCTATTAGTACCATGAGATCAGCCTCTGCTGCCTTGCCTGTCTTACTACCTTCCATCATAGCTTGGTTCAGGTCAGCCCTGCCCTCTGCTTCTGCTGATAGCTGAGACATCCATACCACAGCACAGTCATACTGCTTGGCTATGTTACGTGCATGGATAGCTGCTGCCTTTAGTGTTATGTCTGATCGTTCTGACCTGATGTCGGCAAACTTGTCGCCCATATCCAGGATTACTATATCAGGAC